TAAAGGCAGCGCTCTGCCTTGCAAACATATTATCGTCTGCTTCATAAGTAGCACCCCCGCCGCCCTTACCTTTAGAGCCCCTAATCATTATTAAATTTTTATTATTCATAACTGTAATTTTCTCGACCTGTTGCTGAACCCCTGCCACCTGCGCCTGCTGTGAAAAAGCCTTTACCATCGGACGCACCTGTTAATCCAGATACAGAACCGTCTGTTCTAAAGTTAGGTATACCAACCATTTTTCTTCCTGCTGTTAATTTTTGTCTTGATGTATTTGTAAAAAGTGAGGCAGATATTGTCTTTGAACCCACAATAGCCCTTCCATATACAAGAGGCATGGGCCCCCCTTGTTTAGTTGTGTTGATTGGTCCACCGAATAAATAGTTTTCTGACTTAGACCCCTGACTTCCATCCGGTACATCAGGAGCAAGCATCATTGCAGCTCCTCCTAATAATAAACCCATACCTAATTGTCCAGCACCCTGAACAGCTAGAATAGCTGCCTGGGATGCTCCAGAGATCGTTGCTGCTCCTGATAGGCTAATAGTACCTGCAGAGGTTAACATCGCTTGAGTCACAACCACACCCTGAACGGTAGTTCCTACAGCTGCAGTACTACCAGCAACAGCAGCTCCTTGTCCCGCTGCTCCGAAGGCTGCTGCTGCTCCTGCAGTCATATAAATAAGAACTGCACCTATTATCATTGTTAAAATAGGACTCTTTGACCCTGCAATTACGGGCACAAAAGTGTAAGATTGAGTTTGACCGGGGTCACTTAGAAGTAGTTCTTCGGGTACAGATATACTTGCGTTATCTATTAGGACTTCGTACCCCTCTATACCATCACTATCAACAAGAAATTTACGCATACCAGGACGTTGAGCCATAATTGCTTGTATAGCTTCAGCAGGAGTATTCACACTAAGTGTCCACTCCTCTCCAAATTGTTTACCTAAAGATCCTTCTAAATATACTTTTCTCATATCATACTCTCATGTCTTACGACTGCTCTGGTTATTTGATTCCATATTCCATTATAGTTATCTCTACAAGATAATCTATTAGGAGCGTGATGTAACATTCTTCCGCGTCCTACATATATTCCGGCATGGTTGGCAATATCACTGTTCAGAGCCATTAACATGACGTCGTGAACCTGTATGCTACCATCTGTTACTCTAACGAAACCTTCAGCTTCAAAATTCTCCATATATAAGTTTTTGCCCATTTCCCAAAATTCCCACTCATAGTTGTGTGGTTTGATAATTATTTCAAGTGCTTTAAAATAGTCCTGAAGGATAGTGAAGCAATCATGAACGCCATAGACGAAGGGTCTTCCCAGTATATCATGAATCTCATCGCTCGGTTCTAATTTTATCCATTCATCATTTTCTCCAAAAATATACCACGGAATTCCTAATTTATCACATGCAGCTCGGTCTAAAGGACTAGGTGTTGGTAGACTGTTGGGGTGACTATGCACTACTCCCACTACATCCCCCTTATCTGCTACTGCTTTGTAGTCTAAAGGGTCAATAACAAAATCGTTTTTAGGATCCCCTGCTCTATTTTTGCAAGGATTCCATTTAATTCTTCCTCTTTGGACGGATAATAACCCGCATGCTTCTTTATCTGCTTGCTCGTGGACATATTGTTTTATATCTGCAAGTACTGGTGTAATCATTATAGTCCCGCTCCTGGGAATCCACCGTATGGTAGAGTAATATTTCTCGTATCTCTACCTAGTTCTGCTAATGCTGTTGCGGCTGTAGAAAACCCACCGCCTGAGAAGGCTACTGTAGGCGCTGAAGTATATCCTGTACCTCCAGTAGTCATATTTATTTTTGTAACTTTTCCACCTGATACTACAGCAACTCCTACAGCTGTAGTTCCCGATGAAGGTGCTGAGAAAGTAACCGTAGGTACTGAAGTGTACCCCGCACCACCACCTGCAACACCACTTATCATATTTATGTAGGCTCTTGCTACGCCTGTTCCGTTTGCTTCGTATCCAAAACGAACTGCACATGATTCTAATCTTTTTCCGCATACATCACCAAATTCCCAATAGGAAATATTAGTAGGTTTAATAATATCATCGGCTGAATCTGATGTTGCAATACTATGAGCTGTTAGACATCTATATAGGGTAAGTCTAGTAGCTTGTATGTACCCCGCTCTGCCATCTGTAACAACAATAGTATCCCCATCTACACTTTGATCATCTTCTACTGTTATAGTGTAGTTAGTACCCGTACCTTTGCCTGTTACATATACAGGTATACTTTTGTAATTCTGGTCTGCATGAACAAAACCTTTTAGTATAACAAAGTCTCCTTCGGTAAGTGTTGCTGTAGCTGCTGTATTACTTAATGCATTTGGATTTCCACCACTAAATGTAATAGTAGGAATTGAGGTATAACCAGAGCCTGGATTTGTAATAGTAATTGTTGATATCATATCAGCAGAAAGAGTGGCTGTTGCTGTAGCTGTAGTTCCCGATGAAGGTGCTGAGAAAGTAACTGTAGGTACTGAAGTGTACCCATAGCCATGATTTTCAATCGCTATAGAAGCTACCTGACCACCTACATCAAAGATGTCTCTTGTAGCTGCATCCGCTACAGTAAGAGTTCTTTCATTAGTACCATCGGCTACACTACTTACTCCATATAACCCACCTATAGGTCTAGAGTACTCTACATGGTCTCCTACTGCGTATGTAGTAGCTACATATAAATTAGCTTTTCTGTTAGCTGTCAGGTCTTGACGACCCCAAGTGTTATAGCTAGTTATTCTAGTATCATCTTTATTAAAGTATAAAACTTGTTCTACACCATCCACTACGTACCTATTATCACTAGGCCAGTTACATCCACCTTGTTCAGTATCTTTATACTTCCAAGGGCATCGTGCAGCTACTATAGTTCTTCTAGGTAATTGTACTCCTTGTACATCAAAAGCAGAAACAAGTTCAAATTCTACGAACATAGATGTCTCTGCAGCTTTTCTTTCTATAAAGTATACATCTCGGTTAAATTCTACAGGGGGATTAGTACCTAAATACTTTTGTAAAGTTCTTCTACGAATTACTTTTGCCCCCACTAAATCATCAAAGTTACTTAAGTTTGCACTCCAATATTGATTGATATTTGCAAATTTAATAGTAGGTCTTGCTAGCGAACCTGTGCCTTTTACTTCCCAGCCATCTGATTCTACGGGGAAAGCTGTATAAGTTTGTAATCCGTAATGAGCCTCTCGAGTTGATCCAAAGTTGGTTTCATCTAATAAGCTATACCATGTTACATCTGCATTAGCGTCTGCTCCATCATGAAAGAATAGTTTATCTACACCCGCGCCTCCAATATCACTATCGGGCAATATAACTTCATAAAGTTCTACTAAAGCACTAGACTGCGCTAGTCCCTGTACATCAGTGACTAATGCATTATTCGTGCCTGTTATGGGTGCGCTCACGGCTCAAAAACCTCTCTTGCTGTGCAACTAATAGTATAGTAGTTATCATACACAATAGCTTTAGTATATGCTTCAATTACTACTACAACTTCGTCTTCGTTACTACCCGAATTAGTATCTGGAACTGTTAATTTAGCAGTGTCTACTGATGCTAATCGGTTAAAGAAGGTATACAAATCATCTGCCTCTATTTTAGGCTTATTAGCAAAAGTCAGACCCCAAGCTCTAGGAGTATTATTTATACCGTCTCGAACTCTCATCTCATACCCATCGCCAAACTTAGCTGTTAGTACACGAGGCTTTGGAGTCTGGGATACGCCTTTGTCGTACATAACAGGAGCACTGAATCCAGTTATGTTTGCTCCGTTTACGGTACTCCCATCTGTTTGTACTTTATTTGTTTTTAATCCTAGTGCCATTATCTTCTACCTTTAGTACCTTGCTGATTTAATAATCCGCCCGGTCTCATTTCTTGTTGTAAGTGCTGCTGTACTAAGCCGCCTATTGATCTTCCGAGTCCTTGCATTCCGTCGCCTGTTGAAGATGTTTGTGATTGTCCATTACCACTCATATTAACTATTACATTGACAGTATTTTGTCCGCCACCCCCACTTAGTTGTACAGGGATACTCTTATCATTCCCCAATGGAATAACTGCTTCTCTACCATGTAGTGTTGCCTGATACCCGGACTGAGGTCCCTGAGCTACTCCACCTGCTGCAAAAGATTTTCCTGAAGGAGATACAATTCCACCATAACGCGTTAGGGGGTTAGCAGTAGAGGCAGACATTCCAGCACCCATTCCTGGGAACATAGCAAGCATGAATTTTAAGGCAGCTGCTTTCATCATCATAGCTGCTAAGTCCGCGATCACGGATACGGCTAACTCTTTCATAGCAGTTCCAAAAGACTTGGATCCGTCTATCATTGATTGGAACATACTTTGAAAGGCATTTCCAAGAGTGTCCTGTATTCCATTCATAAGCTCTAGTTCGATGTTAACGTTAGCTTGTTCTACAGACATTCTTTTTGTGTCTTCAATAATCTTTGCGGTAATGGGTACTTTCAGCATCTGTAGTCTTAATATTTCTGCTTCAAACGCTGCGTTAGCGGGATTTATAGAAAATGCCATCTCGCGCTCGAACTCAAGCTTGGTGAGCCCTTTTTGCATGGAAGCTTGTGATATACTACCATTGCCTGTAGCAACTATCTTTCCTGCTTTTAGCTCTTCTAGGTTGATTTTCCCCTGGAGATCTAGAGTTTCTTGTAGTAGCTTATTGTAGGATTCTTGTAACGGATTTGCAGGATCCTTAATCCTACCATCGAGTTCATAATCAGGTTTACCAAATCCCCCCACCTTACCTGTTACAGAATCTGTCCAAGTTTGGTCCTGTAACGAAGCTCGTCCATTATCTGCATTAAGTATACTAGCTTCCATTCTTCCTATCTTTCCAGTACCCGCAGCACCCGCATCACCTCTTTTCCCAATCTCTGCAAGTTGTCGTCGTCTTTCGTCTGCTAGAGCTTGCGGATTATTCATGCTCGTAGAGACAGCTAGTGCTCCCCCTATTTTAGCTTCTTTTTCTGCTCGTGCAGCAGCAGCAGCTGACCACGCTAGATTTGTTAGTTGTGCTTGATAGTTTAGTAGAGCTTTAGCAAGTTCTAATTGTTCTGTTTTAATATCTCTTGTTGCTTTTTCAATTGTAATCTGGGTATCCGCATTAGCAAGAGCTTTTAT